GAATACGAAAATATTTCTTTTGAGGTTTCTGTTGACCGCGTGGCAAATTACGAGATCGGTCAAGAATATCCCACAAAGGTTAGTGTTGCGCGAATCACTAAAACATTGCAGATTAATGGCATATCAAACCTGAATTGGATCTCTGATTATCAGCCAAATCAGACGATGAACTGTCAGATCACGATGGCTGATAGTAATGTGATTGGTATTACTGGAGTGCTCACTAACCAATCTTTTTCAGTAGATGCTAACGGAGTTGCAAAAACTAACCTCACAGTTGTTGAGGAGATGGTTTAATTTATGGCCAAAAAAGCCTCAAAAAACAAAAAGAATAAACCCGCAGAGATTGTAATCCCTCAACTAAACCATGAATTAAAATTCAAGGAGCGGAAATTTAAATTCACAGAAAAGCAGCAAGAGTTGCTAAAGATGCTGATGGATGAGAAAACTAAATTGGTATTCATATCTGGTCCAGCAGGAACATCAAAGACTTTTATGGCGGTCTATGCCGCCCTAAATCTAATCAAAGACTCCGAAAAGGAGATCGTATATGTCAGAACAATTATCGAAAGCGGCGAAAGATCGCTAGGTTCCCTACCCGGAACAATTAACGAGAAGTTCCAGCCATTCCTCCAGCCATTAGAAGACAAAATTCATGAGATTATTGAGCCTACTGACGCCAATAGGCTGAAAGAAGATGGCCTAATCTCAGCAATTCCAGTTAACTTCCTCAGAGGCAGTACCCTTTCTGATAAAATCGTTATTGCTGATGAAGTGCAAAACTTTACCCATAAAGAGATTACAACACTTATCACCAGAATTGGCGAGGGCTCAAAGATCTTCCTTTGCGGCGACTTTATGCAGTCCGATATGCGCGGTCAGAATGGCTTTGAAGACTTCTTTGAACTGTTCTCCGATGAGGAATCGGGTCAAAATGGCATACTAACATTTAAATTCACGGAAGATGATATAAAAAGAAGCCAAATCCTAAAATTCATTGTAAAGAAGATAGATAAAGCTATCAATGAGCAGAGGGGAAATAAAAATAGCAATACTAAGTAATTGGGCCAATATTATTAAAATATTTGGCGGCATAGCTGTCGCTTGTGTTCTCTTCTACCTCAATGCAACTTATGTTACAAAGAGCGATTTTACTCCTGTTGCTCAAGAAATAAAAGTCCAAGCACAGCAAATTTCCTATGTAAACGCCGAGGTAAAAAATATATCTCGGCGTTTGTCTAAGATAGTAGATGATGAAGGAGATCCAGTAAATACTGATAAGATGGTTGAAATTCAGAAAGATATTGCTAAAATATTAATGAGAATGGAAAACCTTAATGAAAAGGTGGACCGTTTGGATAAAAACAAATAATATGTCCACTGTTTTCTGCTCTAGTTGCGGAGCAAAGCATCAATATGCTGGTTTTCCGCCCAACTTCTGTTCGAAATGCGGCTCGCCAATGACGGCTAAAGCTGTTCAGCAGAGTTCAGCTAGAGCGCAAGCCCCAAAGGTCTCAGCCCCTGCTGATGACGAAGAGCTTTCAGAGGATCAGAGTGACATTAATGAGCTTCCTCATTTGGACAAGTTAGACGTAGAAATCTCTATCGAAGGAGGCTTTAGAGCCTTCAGTTTAGAAGAGCTTTCTACTTCGCCAACGACAGCAAGAACTCAAAAGTTCAAGCCAGTTCGTCGTGATGGCATATCCGACTTGTCCCCTCAAAAATACGGAAGCTCAAAGAATGAGGCGCAAGATTAAGTACGAAGACAAGCAGGACGTAGTAGATCGGATCATAGAAAAACAGAGATATATGTGGCAGCTAAGGGCTGTTGCTTGGATGGATTTCGAGGATGTGGCGCAAATAATTAGATTCCACATTTCGAAGAAGTGGCATATGTGGAAGCAAGATCGCCCACTTGAGCCTTGGCTAGCTAGAATAGCGTCAAATCAAATAAAGAATCTTCTTAGAAACAATTATTCTAATTATGTTCGTCCCTGTTTAAGCTGCAAGTACAATCAGGGCAATGAGCCGCCAGCTTGCTCAATCACTCCAAGTGGCCTGCAATGTTCAGAATGTCCGCTTTACAGAAAGTGGGAAAAGACAAAAAAGAGCGCTTACGATGTTAAGCTTTCTGTTTCTATAGAAGGTCACATAGATAACGTATACGCCATGAAAGATTCTAGTTTGGACATATTGTCCAGCGCGAATCGGCTTCACGAAGAGATGAGACTTTATCTAGCACCAAAGCAATACAAAGTTTATGCAAGACTGTTTATAGATGGAGCAGATGAAGAAAAGGTGGCGGCAGAGATGGGATACAAGACAAATGAAAAGGGCAAAAAGGCTGGGTACAAACAAATCAAGAATTTAAAAAAGCTTTTTAAGCAGATCGCTTTAAAGATTCTACAAAACGAGGACATCATTACTGGCTATGAATCTAGAAATTAAATTTACCCCAGAAGATGGAGAGAAGATCAAGAAGCTCGCGGCTGAATTTCCTGATTTAAACCTGATCACAAGAAAGTTCTTCAATGACGAAGAGCTAGACGGGAGAAGTAAGCAGGGGATTGCGATAAGGGCGTTCTTGGCGGCAAATAAAATTAATTACAAGACCTCCAAGTATCAGAAAGTTGGTAGCTTGCCACTCACCGACGAGCAAAAGGACTTTATCGAGGGTCAGTCTAAGATGGGTACGCCCAGCCTTCAAATCGCAGAGCTTGTTTATCCTGACAAGTCCGTTGTTCAACTAAGCCTTGAGCATCGCACTGTGATGGAATATTTGCGGTCAATTGGAAATGGTCTCATGCCCGAAAACGAGACTGCGCTCGGCGTCAAATATCAAGTGCCGCGCTCGGTTGAACGAGTGATAAACAAAATCAATGCAGCTACGGGGGAGCATCTAAACAAAGAAAAGATTAGCCGCCACCATAAATACTGCATAGATAAGCTGGCTATCAATTTATCCAATTCCCGCTTCCAAAAGATCATCAATTGTTACACATCCCAAGAAGACAGAACAATATTTGAGGAGGAGTTTATACGTATGACTTGGGACAAGCCTGATCTCACTGCGGACGAGGTTAATTTGTATATGAATGTATGCAAAGAAATTATTAACCTCGAAACTACTTCGCGACACTTGGATAAACTAAACAAGATGTTCGAAGAAACACAAGAGCAAAATGAGATGAGTATTCGTCTAGCCGAAATTATCAAGGCTAAGAGTAGCGAGTATCATCAATGCGAAGGGCGCGTCGAAAGCTTAATTAAAAAGCTGCAAGGCGACAGAGCGGGCAGGATTAACGCCAAACAGAGAGAGAATGCGTCTGTTTTATCTATCGTTCAAATGTTCCAAGACGAAGAAGAGCGAGCTAATATGGTAAAGATCGCAGAGATGCAAAGGTCTCTGGTTAAGGATGAAGCGCAAAGACTGGAAAGTATGGTGGAATGGAAAGCTCGTATTCTCGGTATATCATTAGATGATGCAGTGTAAAATATGCAACGATTCTTTTCCCTCAGAAAGAAGCTTGCACGCTCATTTAAAAAAGCACAAGACTTCTTTACCTGAGTACTACACAACTTACTACCCACGTAAGAATCTGCTGACAGGAACGCTGTTGCCGTTTAGGGATAAGGAATTATATTTTGAAAGAGATTTTGAAAACAGAGATCAGCTTTTGCGGTGGTGCGAGATAGAGTCGCCAGAAAAAGTAAAAGCTCAAATTAAAAAGATGCTCGCGCACAGGATCGAGAGCAAAGAGTTAAAGTATGCGCCGTCCCATCTTGAGCTAGAGACAAGTGAGATGCCAACGATTGATTTGTACAAGAAGCATTTCGGCTCTTATTCCAAAGTTTGCGACGAAATCGGTGCAAACCCCATGTTCAGAAGAAGTTTGCCGAAAAAGTTTCACGAAGACTTTTCGGAGGTGGAAATTTTTATAGATACTAGAGAGCAGCAGCCTCTTAGCTTTAAGAGTGAAAGAAGTTTAAAACTAGATTTTGGAGATTATACCGCTAGCGGAACAAATTATACAAAAACATTTGTAGACCGCAAGTCAGAGTCCGATTTTAAAAGCACGCTTGTTGGCGATAACCTAGAAAGGTTCAGGCGAGAGCTACAAAGATGCAAAGATATGCAGTGTTATTTGTTTGTAGTAGTAGAATCTACTTTAGATCGAATCAATAACAACAACGACTTCACTCCCCACAAAGCAAACTTAAAGTTTATATACCATAATATGCGTTTATTGCAGCACGAGTTTGCGGAATACTGCCAATTTCTTTTTTCTGGTAATAGGAAAAATAGCGAATTTCTAATCCCGAAGCTGTTAACGCTTGGGACTCCACTTTGGGATGTGGACGTTCAATATTTTCTAGACAAGGATTATCTATGGCTTGGATCGAAGGAAATCAAAAACGAAACAGCGCCTTCAACAAGGTAAACGAAGAAATCCTTAAACAAAAGGGTTACATCGAAGAGCGAGATGCAAAAATCCTGCTCTATAAGTTTTTACGCAATAACATATCGTTTTCTTCCGAGATGATCTGCGGGGTAAAACTGTTCCCGTTCCAGCACCTTGCCATTAAGACAATGTTTGAAACAGACTATTCAATGATGGTCTGGAGCCGTGGTCTTTCTAAGAGCTTCACTTGTGCAGTTTTTGCATCCTTAGACGCGATTCTGAATCAAGGAGTACATATCGGAATTGTAAGTAAAACATTTCGTCAGGCGAAAATGATTTTTCGTAAGATCGAAGAGATTTCGGAAAAACCGCAGGCCGCATTTTTAAAACAATGTATTACCAAGTGTACTAAAAGCTCTGACGAGTGGACGATGGAGATCGGAAGGAGTAAGATCACTTGTCTACCCCTTGGCGACGGTGAAAAACTTCGTGGCTTCCGCTTCCACAGAATGATGATCGACGAGTTCTTGCTGATGCCAGAAAGAATCTTTAACGAAGTTATCATTCCATTCCTTTCTGTAGTTCAAAACCCAACAGAAAGAAAACAAGTATATGACTTAGAGACTGAACTGATTAAGCGCGGAGATATGAAAGAGGAGGATCGGTTCCGCTGGCCTAATAACAAGATCATTGTGCTATCCTCGGCATCTTATCAGTTTGAGTATATGTATAAGCTTTACAAGCAGTACGAATCTTTAATTAGTTATCCAGAGAAAGATGGTAAGGGCGGCGCAACAAGAGCGATCCTGCACTTTTCTTATGATGTCGCGCCTCAAGGCTTGTACGACGAAAGTCTTTTGACCCAAGCGAAGTCTACAATGTCCGAGTCTCAGTTCATGCGCGAGTTTGGATCAAGATTCATGGACGACTCTTCTGGTTATTTTAAACTCAGCAAGATGCACGAATGCACTATAAAGGCTGGAGAAGGGCAGAGCATCGAGCTTGCGGGGGAAAGAAATGCAGAATACATTCTTAGCTTTGACCCTTCTTGGGCAGAGAACGAGTCGTCGGACGATTTCGCGATAAATATTATCAAGCTAGATAAAGCTAACAAAAGAGGCATTCTCGTTCACAACTATGCGGTCTCTGGAACGAACTTAAAAAAGCATATCGAATATCTTCATTACTTGATGACGAGCTTCAACATTGTTGCAATGTGTGGCGACTATAACGGCGGTGTCCAGTTCATCAATGCCGCAAATGAAAGCGAGCTATTCAAGAACGCAAAGATCGAAGTGAAGATGTTTGAGGCAGATTTTGATTCGCCGGAAAATTATCAAACTGAACTTCGTAAAGCTAGATCGGTTTATAATTTAGAACAGAAGCGCATTTGTTATTTGCGAATCCCAACCAGTCCTTGGATAAGATACGGTAACGAACTTCTTCAGTCAAATTTTGACCACCGTAAAATCTTGTTCGCAGCAGAAGCTGTTAACGACGACTTTACTACTCAAAAGGGTAAGACTATCCCTATTAAGAACTTGAAGTTCGTGAGGGATCAGGAAGACAGTCAAAGCATTGAAGCTAAGATGGTAGATTTTGTAGACCATCAAGCAGATATGATAGAACTGGTCAAGGCTCAATGTTCGTTAATTATTCCGACAACTACCGCCAACGGCCACCAAAGTTTTGATTTACCACCGGAACTAAAGCGTCAAAGTGGCGCAGAAAAGACGAGAAAGGACTCTTACTCTTGTCTTGTTTTAGGCAATTGGATGACGAAAGTCTATTTTGATATGATGGATTGTCAGGTACAAACAGTCTCTTCCACTTTCACGCCGTTTTTCGCTCGGTAAATGAAAGTAAAAGAAAGTACTTTTAGACTTTTGCGTGTAACTTTTAATATAAAGGACTATTAAAATGGCACGCTCTTATATTAAGAAATCCGAGTACTGGAATAAGAACAAGAAACCGGAAGCTGCCCTGCAAGCTCCAGTAGAGCCAAAACTTGTTGGCGGCTCTTACTTTGACGACATTTCAAAAGCTTCCAGAACATCTTCAAGCTCCTCTTCAACCAAGAGCAGAATGCCAGCAAATGGCACGGATAGCAATATTCGCAGATATGCTATTTTAAGTCAGGGTTTACTCCCTTTTGATTTTTCTAAAGATGGCGTAGCTGTAAGAGACGCGATCCTTCTTTGCCAAAAAGCTTATGCAAATGTCGCAATTGTCAGAAATACAATTGATATCGCTACTGAGTTCGCTAATACCGACATTTATTTGG